GTCCAATGCTGATGTGGCCTACGACACCGCGATCGAAGCCAGCGTATCCGGCGGCTTCGGCTATTGGCGCGTTGGCATGGATTACGCCTACGACGACACGTTCGAAATGGATCTGTCCATAGAGCGCGTTGCCAACCAGTTCGCGGTCTATGGCGACCCGGACAGCATGAGCGCCGATTCCTCTGACTGGAACGTGGCCTTTGTCGTCGAGCCGATGCGCAAGGACGAGTACAAGGCTAAGTATAAGGGGAAGAAGAACGCTGACGATAGCGAAGTCTGCATCGACTTCGAAAGCGATGCCTGGAGAGATGCTGGGCCTTGGCTCGATGACGAAACGGTAATGATCGCCGAATGGTGGCGCCGTGAGGAAGTCGAACGCGAGATCGTTAAATGCTCAAACGGCTTTGTCTACGACAAGGAAGAGTTCGACGCTGACCCCAACCTGCAGGCGGCCGTTGATGCTGGTATTCTCCAAGTCGTCGGGACACGCACCACGAAGTCGCACAAGGTGAAGCAGGTTATCATGAGCGGTGCTGACGTCCTGGCGGTCAATGATTGGCCGGGGAAGTACATCCCTATCATCCCGGTCTACGGCGATGAGATCAATATCGAGGGCAAGCGCTATTTCCGGTCGCTCATTCACAGCGCCAAGGATGCGCAGCGGATGTTCAATTACTGGCGCACGACCTCGACCGAGCTTGTCGCTCTTGCGCCTCGTGTGCCGTGGATTGGTCGCGTAGGCACGTTCAACACTGATGCCGATCGCTGGGCGACGGCGAACACCACAAGCCATTCCTATCTTGAGTTTGATGGAGAAGCGCCACAGCGCCAGCCGCTCGACGTCGGCCCGGCTGCTGGCGCTCTTCAGGAGGCATTGAACGCCTCTGACGACATGAAGGCGATCATCGGCATCTATGACGCTTCGTTGGGGGCCCGTTCGAACGAAACCAGCGGCAAGGCCATCATGGCTCGCCAGCGGGAAGGGGATGTCGCAACCTTCCACTTCATCGACAACCTGTCGCGCGCCATTCGCCACACAGGCCGCATCCTGATCGATCTCATCCCGAAGGTCTACAGTGACGAGCGTGTGATCCGCGTGCTCGGCGAGGATGGCTCTCCGAAATCCGTCAAGGTCAATGGCCAAGAGCCAGCCCCGGTTATCGGCAAGGATGGGAAGCCCGAGGTCGATGACCAAGGCAACCAGATGATGGCGTTACACGATCTGACCGCCGGCAAATACGATCTGACCGTCACCACCGGCCCGAGCTTCACGACCCGGCGCGAAGAAGCTGCGATGCAGATGACCGAGTTTGTCAGGGCATTCCCGGCTGCTGCTCCCGTTATCGGCGACATCCTGGCTATGAACCTCGATTGGCCTGGGGCTGACGAGATTGCCGAGCGCCTGAAGAAGATCAACCCGGCGCTTCAGGGCCAAGGCATCCCGCCTGAAGTGCAGCAGATGATCCAGGAGGGCCAGCAGGCCATTCAGGAACTGACGCAGAAGGTTCAGGCGCTCGAAGCTGACAAGAGCATCGACCAGTTCAACGCAGAGACAGACCGTATGAAGGTCGTCGGCGACCTGAGGAACGATCAAGCAAAAATCGCCGTGGACGCTCGCACCAAGGTCGAGACGCACGCGATGTCAATGTCTCAAAAGGCCGCTCAGGCCGCTCAAGCTCCCACGCGCCAAGGGTAAGCGGCGCTCTTTTCTCTCACCAACCAGCGATGGAGTGAACCTCGATGACAGAGGCTTTGACGGCTATTGCCGATGCACAGGCTATGCCTGCAGGCGGAGAGCAGCAGCAAGAAGCAGGGAATACCAGTGACGCCCCGGCAGAACTGGAGAATGACAACGAGGTCGTAGAAGGCGACGAAGGCGAAGGAGATGGCGATCTACAGCCATCCGAACCCGAGCTTGTCGACGTCGAATACGAAGGAAAGGTGCATAAACTGCCCCCGGAGCTGAAGGACGCTCTGCTTCGCACGGCAGATTACACGCGCAAGACCCAGGAAGTCGCGGAACTTCGCAAGGCGGCGGAAGCCAGACAGGCCGAAGCCGACAAAGCCTACCAGACTTCCCAGGATGTGATCGAAGCTCGGGCCATCATCCACAACGTGGATTCGCAGCTCAAGCAGTACGAGAGCGTCAATTGGCAGCAGTTGGAAAACGAAGACCCCATGGCGGCAATGTCGCACTGGCGTCAGTTCCAGATGCTGAAGGAACAGCGCGGTCAGGTCGCTCAATACCTCGACAAGACGCAGGCCGAAATGTCCGAAAAGCTCGCCCAGGAAACTGACAAGCGGCTTCGGGAAACACGAGCGTTTGCGGAAAAGGAAATCCCCGGTTGGACGCCGGAAGTAGACGTTAAAATCGTCGGCTTTGCTGAAAAGGACCTCGGCTTCACGCGCGAGCAACTCCTGAACAGCCTCAGCCCCGCCGTCTACAAGACATTGCACCTCGCAATGATCGGCGCCGAAGCCATCAAACGCACGACAACCCCTCCGAAGCAGCAGCAACAGGCAGCCCAGCCCCTCACCAAGGTCACGGCACGAGCAAACCCGGTCGCGGGACTCGATGACCGTCTGTCCGCGGATGAATGGCTGAAACGCCGCAATGCGCAGCTCGCCAAGAAGGGCTAACCCACCAACAAAGGGCAATAGGCCATGAGCAACAGTATTCTTACCCCCACCGCGGTGACGCGCGAAGCGCTCCGCATCCTTCACCAGAAGCTGAACTTCATCGGTTCGATCAACCGTCAATACGATGACAGCTTCGCCAAATCCGGCGCCAAGATCGGCGACAGCCTGAAGATCCGCATGCCGAACCGGTACACGGTCCGCACCGGCAAGACGATCGACACCCAGGATACGTCGGAAGAGAGCCAGACCCTCCAAGTCGCCACCCAGAAGGGTGTCGATGTCAACTTCTCTTCGGTCGATCTGACCCTGTCCCTCGACGACTTCTCCAAGCGCATCCTGGACCCGGCAATGGCCGTCCTGGCTGCGAACGTCGAATACGATGCGATGTCGATGTTCAAGGACGTCTACAACGCCATCTGGTCTTCGGGCTCGACCCTTGCATACAACGACGTGCTTTCTGGCCGCGTCCTGATGCAGCGTGGCCTTGCACCGATGAGCGAGCGCAGCGCCAACCTGAACTCCCTCGACATGTCCACCCTGGTCAAGGACACCAAGACCCTGTTCAACGACCAGGCCCAGCTGTCGAAGCAGTACAAGGAAGGCTACATGGGTCGAGCCGCTGGCTACGACTTCATGGAAAACACGCTGTGGCCTGGCTTCACCCGCGGTGCGGCTGACGCCAACTACGTCGTGAACACGTCCACCGGCATCACGTCTGGATCTGCGACCATCGCAGTGACGGCCGGCACCGGCACGCTGCTCAAGGGCGATATCATCACCATCGTCGGCGTCAACAGCGTCCACCCGGAAACCAAGGTCGACAACGGCGTGCTGCAGCAGTTCGTCATCACGGCTGATTACGCTGGCGGCGCCGGCAACATCACCGTGTCGCCGACCCCAATCACCTCGGGTGCCAAGCAGAACGTCGTCATCAACTCGGCAGGCGCCGGCAAGGCGGTCGTCGTCGCCGGTACGGCATCGGGCCAGGACACCACGTCTCTGCTCTACCAGCAGGACGCGTTCACGTTTGCCACGGCAGACTTGATCATGCCTGGCGGCGTCGACTTCGCCCGTCGCGAGGTTCAGGACGGCATCTCGCTCCGCATCGTGCGTCAGTACGACATCAACAACGACAACCTGCCGTGCCGCATCGACGTGCTCTACGGCTACAAGACGCTTCGCCCCGAATGGGCGACCCGTCTGCACTTCAACTAAGGAGACAGACCAATGGCTGTTGAATACCTCGGCTCCGGTTCCGATGATGGCACCATCCTCGGCCGCAGCACGACCGACAAGGTCGCTTTCTACGGCGTCACGCCGATCGCACAGAAGGCGGCCGCCGCCCAGGCTGCTGTCACCGATGCCTCTGGCGGCACTGCGGCGCCGACCAACGGCATCCTGACCCTGACCGGCACCTACAACTCGACCATCATTGCGAATGCGATTGCGACCCTTGCGGCGCAGACCAACGCGATGCAGGCCGTGCTTGTCAGCGTCGGACTCATGAAGGGCTCGGCATGAAGATATACGTTGCCGTCCCTGCATATGACGGCAAGGTCACGATCGAAACAGCGCGGTCGCTCTGCAATGAGCAGGTCATGGCCGCGCTGTCCGGCATTGAGATGTCTATACAGTTCGTTCCCGGCGGTAGCCTCGTTACTACCGTTCGGGACCGGATTGCCTCAGACTTCCTCGCCAGTGATCACGACAGGCTAGTTTTCATCGACAGCGACGTGTCGTGGAAGCTGGGCGACCTGATCAAGCTGGCAAGCCACCCCGTTGATTTCGTCGGCGGGTGCTACCGCTACAAGCAGGAGCCAGAGGGCTATCCTGTCATGTTCCTCGACAAGCCGGAATTGTGGGCAGACCCCGAAACAGGGCTACTTGAGGTCGCCGCATTGCCGGCCGGATTCCTGGCTCTGTCCCGTTCGATATTCGAGCGCCTGAAAGAGGCGTTCCCGAACCGATCCTACAAGCATTTCGATAAAGAGATGCACGCCTATTTCTACGCTCCGCCAGGCGGCGGGGAAGATGGGGCTTTCTGCGACGAATGGCGTTCAATCGGCGGCGCTGTCTGGCTTGATCCGACCTTCACGCTCACCCATACGGGCGGCAATCCTGATTTCACCGGCAATATCGGCGACTGGCTGAGGAATAGATAATGGCGATTGCGACCTATTCCGATCTGAAGACGGCGATTTCCGACTGGATGGCGCGTTCCGACGTCTCAGGGAGCGCCGCAGACTTCATTACGCTTGCAGAGGCGCGTCTGAACCGCCTTCTCGAGCCTGTCGGGACGACTGCGACACTAACCGGCGTGATCGGCAGCAAGACGCTCGATATCTCGTCTTTGTCCATCATCGAGCCTCAGAACCTCTACTACACCCAAGGCATCACGGAATTCTATCTGACGCCGCGTGCTCTCGGCACCTTCTCGACGACCACGATCGAAGGTCCGCCGACGATGTGGGCGATCGAAGGCGACACGATCACGATGGAACGGCCGCTGATCGAGGCTTACTCGTTCCGGTTTGTCTATCTCGGTCGCTTTTCGCTGTCTGATGCGGCTCCCACCAACGATTTCCTCACCGAAAATCCAGACCTCTACTTGGCAGCCTCTATTGTGTGGGGGAGCACTTACGTCAAGGACGGCGCCGTCACTCTCTGGAAGAGCATGCTGGACGAGTTCACGGCGGAAGTTGCCCATCAGAATTCGCGCAAGAAGCGGTCGCAGCTCACCGTTGACCCAGGCCTTGGCGTCATCGGCCGCACGCGCTACAGCGTGAACACGGACAGCACGCCGTGATCATTCCGTTTTCGCCATTCGAGCCCGACAAGAGCCCGTTTGAAGGCACGAGTAGCGCAAACGTCGTCAATGCGCTCCCGGTGGCGAACGGCTGGGGTCCTATGCCTGGACTTACGGTCGTCTCCGATGCGCTGCCGGGTGAATGCCGTGGCGCCGTCTATGTCCGCACGGCTTCCGGTACCTATGTAATCATCGCCGGCACAGCTACCGGCCTCTACCGGCTTGATACGACCGATTATTCCTGGGATGACATCTCAGGCCCGAGCGCACCGTATAACGTGCCGCTGACGGATGCATGGACATTTACCCGCTTCGGGGACAAGCTCGTGGCGCACAACATCTCCGATGTCATTCAAGTCTACGATATAGAAGCGGCCGGTGTCTTCGCGGATCTCGCGGGTAGCCCGCCAAAGGCAAAATATAGCTGGGTGGCGGGCGATTTCCTCGTTCTCGGCTATCTCGACAGCACCAACGGACAGAAGATGGTCCAATGGTCTGGCATCAATGACATCGAGTTCTGGACGATCGGCAAGAAGGGCTGCGACCTTCAGGAATTGCCGGAAGGCGACGAGGTTATGGGGGGATTTGCCGATCAAGGCGGCTTTTCCGTCATCCAGCGCGCCGCCATGCAGTTCTTCACCTTCGCGCCTGCATCAGGATTTACCTTCACGCGCACCGTCCTCAATGCGAAGCAGGGAACGCTTGCGCCGCGGTCGATCGTCTCGATCGGTCCTGGCCGGTTCTTCTATCTCTCGGAGGATGGGTTTTTCGGTGGTGTCAACCGTCAGCCGATCGGTGCAGAGCGGGTTGACCGCTGGTTTCTGGAGCAGGTCGATCAGACTTATCTTGCTGACGTGCAAGGCTCTGCCGACCCATTCAATAAGATCGTCTGGTGGAAATACCGCGCTCTGAACGGCAATTTCTACCGTCTCGGCTATGACTGGCAGCTTGACCGCTGGTGCACGACCGACATTGCAGTGGGCGAAATGATGGCGCTTGCCACTCCGTCGCTCTCCTGGGATGGCCTAGATGCGCTTTATTCGCAGATCGATGACGTTTCCGATCCTTTCGACAGCCGGTTATTCTCTGGTGGCCGGCCGACTTTCGCGACGTTCACGACCGACAACACACTGGCTTATTTCTCAGGCCCAGACCTAGAGGCGACGATCGACACGGCCGCCATCGAGATCGACAGCAACAACCGGACCTTTCTCAACGGCGCGCGCGTGATCACCGATGCTCCGCTTTCCGGCTTCACGCTGGCTGACGGCACAATGGCTTATCACGGCGACAGCGTCACATGGTCGACGGCCAACACGGCGAATCGGGCAGGGCTCGTGCCTTTCCGGTCTGATGGGCGGCTGCACAAGCTCCGCCTTGTGATCGCATCGGGAACGGTCTGGTCGATCGCCAGCGCAGTCAATGCCCACGGCGTGCCGAGTGGGGGGCAATAATGAGCGTCCTCGGAACATTCGTCGGCAATGTCGACCAGCCAGTTTCCGTT